AAGGTCTAACCTGTCCATTTTACATAATGTCTTATGCAACAATTTAAGCATCGGCTCATCAAAAGCATAAAGATATTGATAACTTGCAATCATCTCTTCATATGTACCAAAATCCTCTGTCTCAGCATACTGCATGGCAAACATATGTTTTGCCATGTAGGCCGGATGAGGATTAGTATTGAATATAGTTCCTGCAAATTCATAACCATAAACTGGCTCTTTTAGTTTGCAACCGAGGCTTTCAATCATCGCAGCATAACCATCAGGCACGTCCAACTCTTGAATAGTATCATCACCCATGGCTCCAAAAGCGTTATTCCACACTGGTCGCTCTCCAAGGCGAACCAAGGCAACAGTGTGTAACGCATATTGGAACCAAGAGTTCCAAGCTATAGTACCCAATAGTCCTGATTTCATTATTCCACAAACTCGTTGTTCCATATAACAGCCATCTTGCCATTTGAATTCAGCTTGCGAGAATATAGATATTAACCTATTTTTAACTCGCAACTGCCAATCCAAAGACTCAGACACATTCATTCGAAGTGTGAAAGCATATAGTAAATCAACGAGCCATCCTTGGACAGTCCAATCCCATGCTTCCTTGTCGTAACATATAGGCTTGTGTATACGAGAACGCATCCATCGATATCCGCCACCACTGGGAGCCCACCCAACCTTGTTGGGAAGGGAATCCCAGTTAGTTTGTAATTCCATGAACCACTGCCCAAATAAGAAATAATCAACCATACGATCCACGAAACTGACTCCAGATATTAGGCGCCAGGCGTGGTTCTGGGCTTTCTTTTGTTTATGTGGTTCTTCCTTCACGAAAACATAAATAGGGTCCGCCGTAGGTTTATAGAAAAGGTCACTCCATCGCTGTACAAAATAATGATAAATATACCTAGTCTTATGTTCGTCAACTCGATACCCATTCCATCCTAAGAGATCCTCCATAGTGCTGTGCTCTTTTTTAAAGGGCCAGCCAGGAGATGATTTCCAGGACTTCACTGTACGGTATATACCGTAGACAAATTTATCATAAGAAATTAAATTACAATAATTATTTACATACATATTAGAAAATTTAGTTTTGGAATAGACGATTTCTAAATGTTGTAGAGCTTTCCGTAGTTCTTCTTCAGTCGGCTCAATAGTTTTTGATCGTGCGGCCCAATGC